TTCTTCCTTTGTAACCTTTTTAGAAACTTTTTTTGCTGCTGTCGGAACTTTATTCCCATTCTTCATTGTTCCTATCATTCCCATACCGGCTTTTCCAACACGATAGCCAAAAGAAGCACTAATACTAATATATATACAGTTAGCAAACCAATCTGGTGTACTTTCATCTAAAAAAACGAATCCCTCTTTTACAGCATCTTGTGTCCACGGTAAAAAACATCCCGCCAACACTGCAATAAAAAAGATAGTCCACGCTTCATCTTTCCATGAACCTCCCATTTGTTCCGTGAGAGATTTCTCCATGTCCAGTTCACCAGTGGCCTGCTTCTCATAAACTGTAGCCTCGGCTTTGGCTTTTGCTACCTTGATCTCAGTTTGGGCTTTCTTCTCTTCCATCTTGCCCTTGACCCAAGTACCAGCAATATCGCCAACCGAACTTAACAATCCTCCTATTAATGGCAATGCCATATTAGAGTATTCCTTTCTCCTTCAATATGAAAGATAGTACCGCCGCAGCAATACCTACAAAAATACATATAGGCTCATCGACTACAATGCCAATGCCTATGACACCCACTCCTACGCCAGCGTAAGTTGAAGGTTCTTTCATTCTGCCTTTAATCCATTCCATTATTTTTCTCCCTAATAAAATTGACGAGCTTGTATTCGGTACATAGGTTCCTCATCTTCGGGGTCGCTGTCAAGTTTTATAAATCCTCCCTTACGATATCTTATAAGTGCCATGGACATACTATCACAATAATCGTCGTTGTCACCATTTGGAAACGCTACACACTCCTCAATGACATCTTCTGAAAATTTTTTATCCGGTGCCCACACCATGCCACTCTCAAAAATAGGAGCTACCATATGCATCCTTGTGTGTTTATCCCGTCCCTTACTAGGCGTATAATTTATTACAGGAATTCCCATCGTTCGTAATTCGTCCGTGAGCGGTGTACCACTAGCCTTCGCCTCAATAATCACCATATCCGGATCCCAATACTTATATTCCTCTTTCGCCACACTCTTCAACTCTGGAAAATCCCACCTTCCTTTTCGCGCATCTAATAAAATTATATGGTCTGGACCCCCCTCCTCGGGTTGAAATATTCCCCAGGTCGTAATCGCTGAATAATCCGCCGTTTCTTTTTTCGAGAAGGCCGTGTCATAACTCTGCATAATATAACTGACCGGGGGCACCGTTTCACTTTCCCATACATTCCACCATTCTTTCTTAATAATCGCTCCCTCTTCCGCCGTCGGATTCTGTTGCCACTGCGCATTCCATTTAGCCAAGGACAGTGATGCCTTGACCTTGAGCAATTCTTCCTTCTTCCAGAACTCCGGCCACAATATATTGTCGCTCGGTAAAATAGCAGGGAACTCTATCATATCCCATTGATCCGACATGACATCGGACCCCTGTGCCTTAATCAATTTCCCTGTTAAATCTTTCAATGACCACCGGGTCATAACCACCACAATAGATCCCCCAGGTTGTAACCTTTGTCTCGGTCCAGAGGTATACCATTCATACGCACTCTCCATCGCCGTTTCCGACAACGCATCTTGTTCCGAATGCGGATCATCAATAATCAATAAATCCGCACCACGACCCGTGATCGCACCCCCTACACCCGCTGCATAATATTCACCGCCCTGTTCCGTTTCCCAACGGCCCGCGGCCTTGGAATCTACACGCAACTCCACGTCAGGAAAAATAGCTTTATATAAATCAAGCTCCATAAGATTCCTTACCTTTCTTCCAAAACGTACAGCCAGTTCCGCCGTATGTGTAGTTTGTATAATTTTTAGGGTAGGATTCTTACCTATTAACCATGCCGGTAACAAATAACTGGCAAACTCAGACTTCGTATGTCGTGGTGGCATATTGACAATGATTCGTGAACCAGGGTTCGCGGCCAACTTTTCAAATTGTTTGGCTACCTTCTTATGATGATCACCTTCAATAAAACCCTCATACACGTGTTTAACGAAGGCCATAAAGTCATTTTGCGCTTTGGCTCTTATTACCAAGTTATTCTTAGCTTGCTCTAACGCTAAGACTTCACGTATCACTTCTTCCGGTGCATTGAACATGGAGGTATTATACCTAAATTAAAATATATATCAAATCGTATGTGCAACACACTAGCTCGCTCCGCTCGCTAAGAGAAGCCGGGGCCTGTAACCCGCTGTGAGAGCCGATTACAGCCGTTATCTTTTTGCCTTACTACTTAAGTACCTAAGGGGTAGCGGGGGCTGACGGGTCGATTATGACCCGTCCCGACCCGATTAAGAGGCGATTAATTTTACTGTGGGTTTTGGAATTGCTCCTTTGTCATAGCATTTATTACGAAGTTGAGCCGAGATTGGTTTAATACGTGCAACTTCTAAAGCGTAATCAACTTGCTTACGAACTAAAATAGTAGGTGCTTTTCTTTGGGCTTGGACTAAAATCTTTTGCTTCCAGCCATAGTCAAACATTTCGGTGTGACCCTTGGCAAGTTTACGAAGAAAGTCTTTAATTTCATTAGCCTCTTCTTTTAGTTCTTTTTGTAGCTGTTCAATTTCGCTTAGTCTTTTTGCTGGGTTGTTAGTCATTTTTATTTACCTTAGTTGGGGGCTGGGTATAAGCCAGCCCCTTGTTAATGTTAAAGCTCTTCACCACCACCATCGGCAATGAAATCCAAAGCGTCTTTCTCAGAAAGGAAAACTTTATCCTCTCTACTATCCATGCGTCCAAAGTTCTCAACCTTATAATTGAACTTAGTTATAAGAGCTTCAAGAGTTAAAGGCTCAGTACCAAGTTCTCCACCCATCTCAGTTACTAAAGTAAAAGCTGGTGCTGGCAATGCATTAATTAATTTACTTAACTCTGCCCATTGCTCTTCGAACATCTCTTTACGACCTGCGCCGTAAAGCATGTTCATAAAGTTTAACTTTTTAATAATCTCTTCTTTCATTTTAGTCTCCTTAGTTGTTAGAGTTTAGCGTTATTGCTTGTCTCTAATATATATATTAGTATCAGATTAAATCATATGATGCAACTATTAAATGCATTATTTTTAAATTAATTGTATCATGTGACATTTAAGCAACAAGCAATGTTTCACGTGAAACATGCAAAATTTTTAGATTGTTAGCACCTGGGCCACGTGTAATATATATGTATTGTTATTATATTATTATTGTCATGCTATTGAAGTTATAGCCCCGACCCGAAAGCCCGACCCGATCCCGACCCGATCCCGAAAGCCCGACCCAAAAAAAAGCCCCCGCGATTGCAGGGGCTTGGGGCTAGTGTATGGGGGCGCGGGCTAGTCTTTTAAAAAACCAACAACCGCCCGGCGGTTAGGGTTCGCGCATAGTTTACACACGGCGCAAGTAATACCTTTCTTTTTATCTTGCGCCGGACACATTGCAACGGGCAACCCGCCCGGGGTTTTCTTTATAGGTTTATCACCCACGACAACCGCGATGGGCAACTTGTGACGCGCCAATTGATCCGCGTGCGCCGGATCGTTCGCGCTTAGGTTAATAGTAAAACCGTTCTCGTTCGCAAACGATATCAACGCAATATTTTCAGGGGTGGCGGGTTTGTGTGTGTAAGTATAGCCGTTTTTATTGCGGTTAGCTTTCACTAATTGCCCAAGCTTTACGGGATCAATAGTTTCATTATCCGCCCCGCGGTTCGGTAAGTCGCCGGCTTGATTGTGTCGCCATAGTTGACCAGTTGGAAAGCGCGCAATTTTTTTCATGATTACAAGCCAATCATTTTCAAATTCAGTTTTCCAGCGGGTATTAATTCCGGTTTCTACTTCTTCCCATATCATGCGCGTTTTACCTTTTTGCGCATAACAAATATCTTTTAAGTTGCAACTATCCGGACAGCTGGCGCGTTCGGTTGTAGTTACCGGAATATGCCCAACTTTTTTATTATTACTAATTTCAGTTAATCTAATTTTCATTTCATTAAGTTCCTATATTAATGAAGTCATCAAAATTGTTGCAATCATCCGCATCTTCAAAATCTTTAAAACGTGCGAACTCTTCCGCCTTGCCGAAGCTGTCGACAAGATCAATAGTTTGCGCGTATTTTTCGAAGAAGTTGGCGCGTTGATCCAGATCTAAAAAACTACAAGCCGTATGCAATTGATTGACGGCTTGCGCTAATGATTCAACGCGTGAATCGGCAACGCCATTTTTTAGAAGTTCTTTTTTAAAGTCGTTGTACATTTTAGACATAACGTTTTTCCTTAGTTGGTTAATAATAATTAATTGTATCATATGATTATAATGAATAAAAGTTTTTTATGATTTATTTTAATATAAATATTAAACCCTGCCTGCCGGCGCGCCCAGGTCTAAATATTTTTAAGATTTAATTTTTGATTTTTTTCCAGGGGCTTATTTAATTCCTGGTGGTCAATGTTACTATTGTTATTCCAATTGTTGTCATTGCCCCCGACTCCCGACCCGATTGTTCCGAACCCCGAACCCGAATTCCCGACCCGATCCCGACCCGATGTCATTGCTTCGATCAGACCCGACCAACCTTCCCCTGACCACGCACAGGGGACAACGGTTCCCGAACCTGTGGTAGCCAGACCATGCTCCTTTAACTCCCTTCCATACCTTCCCTCAAACAAATATAGGTGGGGGGATAAGAGGGGGGTTACCAAGTAAAAGCTAACGCCTCCAGAACGGTAATAGGCGTAATTCCAACCCACTTGATGGGAACTAATAGCAATTCGGTTAGTTTTTGTTACCTTTAGTTCGACCCAGAAAGAAAAGCCATCAGCACATATATGTACGTCTGGAATACCTCCGCCGTAACGATTTTCTATTCTAGTCGTGTTCCAATGTTTCGGCAGATTTTCCTTCAATCTGTTCCACATTAGACTCTCTGGTTGTTGAGTCATTGACTTCTGTATACTCCGCATCTACAAAAACTTGAGGATGATTTTTTCTTAATTCTTTCAGACGATTTTCTATCTCATCTCTGCTCATATTTTCAATGGCATGATAATGATTTGTTTCTCTTCTATCAATTGTTAATCCGCCTAATGCAGACCTAATTCTTTCGGCATTGATACTAGCAGAATATTGACCATTTTCTTCTGCAGATTTTGATAACTCAGAAAATCGTTTCAATTGACCTAAAAGAGTAACACCATATTTCTTTTCTCTCTCTTCTCTTAATTCTGTAATGTATTCTGTAATATGAGGAAACATTTTAGGATTTAACAATTTACTTGCTTGTATTCTAGCAATTCCATTTGTGTCAGAGTAACCTGCCTTACGGACACATTCTGCATTAGAATATGTTCCTTCCACATAATATCTAGCAAACTCTTTTTGACGATTAGTTAGTTTACGATTATGTTCTTCTTCAATCTCTAATGCTTTTTTATCTAACTTACTCATAGTCTTATATATACTAGCAAAAACAATAAAAGAAAAATAAAAAGTTAAAATTGTTTTTCACGTCGAACTATAAAGTGGTACGAAACACCCAATATTGGGACGAACTGTAACGAGTAGTGTAACGAACTCATCCATTGTCAATGTACCATGAGCAATGGTTACAGAACATTGCAAACTCACTCGTTGCACTTTTACACTTTTTCTCTCCCATATTTTCATTTTCAAACACAAAAATATATTTGAGCCGTATATATAAAGCGCAAAAAGTTCTTTGTACCACTTGATATTAATAATGCTTGCACCCATATATACTATGTGATACATTTAACTTAGAAAGGGAGAACTTTAAAATGGAAGATTATATTAAACACACTATCTGGGGGGAGGCAGACACTATCCTTCCCATCGCACAAGGCATTCATTTGGTAACGACCCCATCGCATGGCGGTTACGTTTTATCAAAGGATCGCATCGAAGTCTTAAAATTTATGTTTCCGTGTGCCAAACCTTATAAGGGTGATGATCGTTATTGGGAAGAGGATTGTGATTGGGTGTATGTGGCAATGGCTTTTCCACAACACTTTGATGATGACCTTGTACAATTGGCAACGAAACAATATCAAATTAACATAGATAAGGGAGAAAAATAATGAGTAGAATGAGCGACTTAGTAATCGAGCATGAAGAACTAGTAGGCGAGGCTTTAAGTCAAGGCTTGCATACAAAAGATGAGATCGTAGCATATCTAATAGGAAGGCTAACCTATGTAGATGAAAATTATGTGGCGGAACTATTAAAAACATTAGAGGAAGGAGAAAGATATGAGTA